AAGAAGTTGCGCCAGTTGAAGATGACATCTGGGCAGGAGCCGACGAAACACTAAGGAGCGAGTACAACAAGCTCCAAGAGAACAATGACAAGCTGTCCCACCAAGCGAAGAGCAACGCGGGGCGCATTGGCGCGTTACAGCGCAAGTTAAATGAATTTCAAGCTGCCTCACCTGCCGCTGGTAATCAACCAACCGCAAACGAAGTGGCTGAAGCTATGAAGACCCCCGAAGCCTGGGCGTCTTTCAACGAAGAGTATCCTGACATTCACGACGCGATAGAGTCCCGTCTTGAGGTGGAAAGGAGCCAAAACCAAGAAGCAATGAACCGAGCGCTTCAGCCGTTGCGAGCAGCGGAAGAAGAGCGCCACGTTAACAGTCAATACGCCGCCTTAGAGGCCGCGCACAACGATTGGAAAGATGTGGTGAAAAGTGAATCATTTGCAGATTGGCTGCAACAACAACCCGTAGCAATTCAACAGTTATCGAACAGTAATGACGCTTTTGAAGCCTCTAAGCTGCTTGATTATTACAAGTTGAGTCAGCCACAGGGGGCTGCTGCAACAACTTCAACCGTCACAAGTATTCAGCAAAAGCGAGCAAAGCAGTTGGAAGATGCGGCTGGTGTTCAATCAAAGCCAGGGCCAGGAGCTACTGGGGTGATCCCACCGGATGATTTTGATGCTGCGTTTGAAATGTTTGCTGCTGAGAATCGCTAGTAAATATATAGGAGGCCCATCATGGCCAACACAGAATATGGTGATATTTCACCACGCACAGCGGCATTTGCCGCCAAGGAAATGCTCAAGCGGGGCGTTCCTTATTTAGTATTAGAGAAGTTTGGTCAGGCTAAGCCTTTGCCCAATAAATCTTCTAAAGTCCAGAAGTTCCGTCGTTATAACAGCTTGGCACTTGCCACAACAGCTTTAACTGAAGGCGTAACGCCAACAGCGAAGCAGTTAGCTGCTACCGATGTGACAGCAACACTAAGCCAGTATGGCGATTTAGTAACCATCACCGACGTTGTCATTGACACTCACGAAGACCCTGTATTGCAGGAAGCCTCTGAGGTGTTAGGTGAGCAAGCCGCGCAGACCATTGAGACAGTCCGTTTCAACGTGTTGAAAGCAGGCACCAACGTAGTTTACGCCAACGGTTCAGCGCGTAGCGCAGTAAACACCGAGATGACCTTGGGCGACCAACGTAAGGCAACCCGCACACTCAAGCGCCAAAATGGCCGTGCCATCACTTCGGTAGTGAAAAGCACCCCATCCTACGGCACTGAGGCTGTGGCACCCTCGTTTGTTGGTTTGATTCACCCTGATATGGACGCCGTGATCCGTGGCTTTGCTGGTTTCGTACCGGTTGAGAAATACGGTTCAATGACCCCATTTGAAGGCGAGATTGGTAAAGTGGAGGATGTACGTTATGTGTGTTCCACCATCTTTACTTCTTGGGATGACGCCGGTGGTACGGCGGGTACTATGATCTCTGCCGCTGGCACATCTGCGGATGTATACCCTGCGCTAATCGTTGCCCGTGACGCTTACGGCATTGTTCCACTGAAAGGTGGTGCTAGTCTAAGCCCAGCCGTCGTTAACCCTAAACCTTCTGATAGCGACCCTCTAGCCCAACGTGGTCATGTAAGTTGGAAGTCTATGCAGACTGCGGTAATTCTAAACGACGCCTTTATGGTGCGTATAGAGTCTAGTGTAACCGACTAACCTAACCGTTAGTTCCCCCTCAAAGGGCGCCAATTAGGGCGCCCTTTTTTTATTGGAGAAAAGAAATGACCGATGTAGATACCGTTGAGGTTAGTAAAGGAAAGCCAGCCGCCAAAAAGCGGAGCGCTAATAAACCCAGCCGTGTAACTGTGATTTTCCATAATCAGGAAGGCGACCTTGGTAAAGATGATATTTTTGTGTCTGTGAATGGTTATGCCTACCAGATCAAACGTAATGAACCAGTGGCCTTGCCCGTTGAAGTAATGGAAGTGATTGACAACGCAGTTGTCACTCAAACTGAGCGAGTTGATGGGGTTGAAATATCCCGTGACTTACAGCGATACACCTATTCAATGGCGGGTTAAGCTGTGAACTATCTGGCACTGTGCGATAAATTGTTAAGAGAAACGGGGCTAAGTGATCAAGGCGTATCCTCTGTAGTGGGCCAAAGCGGCCTTAACAAGAAAGCCGTTGATTGGGTAAACCGAGCCTGGGTTGAAATACAAAATCTCAATGATTGGGATTTCTTATGGCAGACCAGTTCGTTTAACACCGTAAGTAGCCAGCAAAACTACGACCCCGTGTCTAATTTGGCGTTGGATCCAACATTAAATAAATGGGTGTCTAATTCTGTACGCATCACGGAAAGTGGGGTGACAGGTTATTTAGTCTACACCCCATGGGCCGACTGGTCGCGTACTACATTTTCTAGCGGGAAGCCTAGCAGCTTCACGATTAGGCCGGATAATAAATTGTCGTTCAACACGCTGCCCGATGCAGTGTATACAATTGACTTCGATTACTACCGGTCCCCACAACAACTTTCTGCAAACACTGATGAGCTGCTATTGGCGGAACAGTATCACGACGCTGTCCTATACAAAGCGATTCTCTATGTTGCAGCCGAACAAGACGCGCCTGAATTGTATCAGGACGCACAATCCCAACTTAACATTAGGCTGTCTGCTATGGGAACGACTGCACTACCTACTATCACTTTAGCTGAAATACCGGTGGCGTAACGATGGCAGTTCAATCCCAAGCATGGCCGTTAGGTGGTGGCCTTGACCTTGTGAGTCCGGCGCTCCAACTGGCCGCAGGTAAGGCAATATTCGCCCAGAATTATGAATGCGCCCTGAGTGGTGGATACCGCCGCATGGACGGGTATACGATCTTCGATGGCCGTGCGAGTGGCACACCTTTAGCCGTGAGCGGCAGTGGTCCCATCCGAGGTGTTTGGGAGTATGACAACACAGTGTACGCGTTCCGAGATAACGCGGCGGGTACAGCTTGCGTTATGCACAAGTCAACATCTAGTGGGTGGTCTGTCGTTTCAACGGCAACACTAGTGGCGGGCGGTGATTACGAGTTTGTTAATCACAACTTCTCTGGTCACTCAGGTTCCCAGAAAATGTATGGTTGTGATGGTGTGAACAAGGCGTTCCAGTTTGATGGTACGACATTTACCCAACTAACCACAGGCATGACCGCAGATACCCCCTCTCATGTTGGTGTTCATAAAAACCATTTATTCTTGGCGTTCAGTGGCGGCTCCGTTCAGCACAGCGGCGTAGGCGACCCGACAAGTTGGACTTTGAACACTGGCGCAGGAGAAATTGGTATTGGCTCTGAAGTGACTGGTTTAAACAGCATGAAAGGCAACTCTCTTGCAATTACTGGCGTTAGCCAGGTATCTGTTTTATATGGCACATCAAGCACTGATTGGGATCTGAAGCCATTTTCACCCGCCATCGGCGCGGTGAGTAAAACCCACGCACAAATGGATTCAGATCTATATTACTTCAATGGTGACGACTTGAGCAGCTTGACCGCTACTCAAGCCTTTGGTGATTTTGAGTCTGCCAGTCTTTCAGCGATAGTTAAGCCATATATAGACGAACGAAAGCAAGACACTGTAGGTGCAACGGTGAACCGAGACAAGAACCAATACCGCCTGTTTTTTGGTGATAAAACCGTATTGGTTGGCACTATCATTAACCGTCAGCTTGTTGGTTTTAGCACCTGGCTGTTGGAACATACGCCAAGTTGTGTCACGGAACGCTATATGGGATGCACCGACGGTAGTGTCATGCTCATGGACAGTGGTACATCGTTTAATGGCACGGCTATTCAATCTTATTTACGTTTGCCATTCGTTAATCTGAACAGCCCCCATAAGAAGAAGCGGTTCCGTAAAGCAACATTAGAGTTAGAGGCGGGCAGTCAAGCCACATTGAGTTATGTGGCTGATTATGATTATGGTGTCGGGGGCTCCTTCTCTAGTGCCTCGACAACCGTCCACGGCGGGGGTGGCTTCTGGGATGTCGCCTCATGGAGTGACTTTGTGTGGTCAAGCGCAGTTGTAGCTTCCGCCGACGCATATTTAAACGGCAGTGGTCGAAACATCAGTTTACTGATCGTACACACAAGCGCTACAGACCCCCCGTTCACTCTACAGGGTGTCCAATTAAACTATTCTTTGCGAGGCTTAAATAGATGAGCAACACCTTCACTAAACCGGCAGACATTGTTGCAGGCGTCATCGCTCGCGCAGGAGACATTAATGATCGGGTTGACGCTACAGAGACGGGTTTTGATAATGTCGAAGCCATAACCAACCGGTCTATTAAGTTACCAGTTGGAACGTCAGGCGATATAGTTATCTCTGAGTCTGGGCCAAACCGCGCACTCAAAGAAGTGGGTTTTGATGCTGACGGCGATTTAATTCTTATTAGCTCAGCGTTCCAATGGAAAGGTGACTGGACTACTTCCACGGCGTATATCAAAAACGATATAGTCCGCGATAGTAGTACCAAGAACATCTATGCGGTTCAGTCTGATCACACATCCGGCGTATTAGCAACTGACATCTCTGGTGCTAAACTATCCTTGGCAATTAATGTTGCTGACGTTGAGACGGCGAAGACCGCCGCCCAAACAGCACAAACGGCGGCAGAATTAGCCGAAACGAACGCTGAGACCGCAGAGACAAATGCTGAAACCGCAGAGACAAATGCTGAAACCGCAGAGACAAACGCGGCGACTAGCGCTACGTCTGCATCAGCATCCGCCTCAACTGCAACAACAAAAGCCTCAACTGCAACAACACAAGCGGCAACCGCTACCACTGAAGCGAGCGCGGCGGCAAGCTCGGCTACAAGTGCGGCTGCGTCGGAAACTAATGCAGCGGCTAGCGAGACTAACGCGGCCTCATCCGCGTCCACAGCATCAACTCAAGCGACTAACGCGGCGTCTTCAGCGAGTGCTGCAAGTACATCGGCCTCTGCTGCGTCTACGTCTGCTACATCTGCGGCTTCTAGTGCTACCAGTGCATCTACGTCTGAGACTAATGCAGCTTCAAGTGCTACCAGTGCATCTACGTCTGCTACTAGCGCGGCTGCTAGTTACGATACCTTTGATGATCGCATGTTGGGTGCAAAGTCTAGTGATCCTACCCTGGATAACGATGGCGATGCGCTGCTTACAGGTGCCATATACTTCAACACTTCCGATAACGTTATGAAGGCGTACAACGGGTCTACCTGGGCGGTGACGGCACCTTCGGCTGCGAATCAAACTAACATTGATATTGTTGCCGGTAATATCGTCTATTCCGAGGACTTAGGGTCCATAGCAACAGCAGTTACGACATCTTCCGGCAACTCCATTAGTACAGTCGGCGCAGCCATTACAAACATCAACACAGTGGCTGGCGCAGTAGCCAACATCAATACAGTAGGCGCAGGCATAGCGAATGTTAACACTGTCGCTGGCAACGCTTCTAATATAACCACAGTAGCAGGCTCAATTGCCGATGTTAATCGGTACGCGAATGAGTACGCGATCGCGGCTAGCGCACCGGCCTCGCCAAGTGCAGGTGACTTATGGTTCGATACGTCCGCAAACATCTTGAAGTATTACACAGGCTCAACGTGGGGTGGGATCATCTCAGGAATAACAGACGTTGTATCTGACACAACACCACAGTTAGGCGGTGCGTTAGATGGGCAGAACAACAACATGACGAACATAGGAACCGTGTCAGGTTCAAACTTACAGATTGACTTTGGAGGTCTAACATGAGCAAATTATTACAACTACGTGGTGGCACGACTTCCGAACATGGGTCATTTACGGGCGCAGTACGCGAGGTCACTGTTGACACAACTAAAGACACACTCGTTGTTCACGATGGATCTACCGCTGGTGGTCATGCTTTATTAAAAGACGCAGATATTGGCGTAAACGTACA